CTGGAGACATTGTTTTGCTTGTTTCTGGAGATGATTCGTTGGCCAGTTTGGGAAGATATGCATCTGATTTTGGGTGCAGGTACATTGAGGGGGATCAAACCGCAATGGACCATTCTCAGGATAGAGGGCCACTCATTGAAGGAACCGCGAAATGGATGGGTCACATGAATGTACCAAATTTTGTGATCTTTTCTATTCATGAGCAATGTTCTGCTCCTTATAAAGTTAAGACTAAGAGAATGACTATTTATGGCGACGCAGAGGTGCAGTTGCCAACTGGAACTACTGTAACTACGACTGTGAATACCTATGATACTATGTGTATGTATATAAATGCATTTAGGAAGGATATTCCTTTGGAACAGAGTTCTCGTGAGTTGGGGTTCACAACGAAAGTGAAAAGATCAGATGAGCCTGGTCAAGTAACTTTTTTGAAAGGGTGGTGGCAGTTAAGGATTGATGGAGTTCGTACATGGGTTCCTCTTCCTTCAGCATTGCTTAAGCTCGGAAAGGTGATGAAAGACCCAACAATAGTTACCAAGGTCAAGGACCGTGATGCCGCTCTGAAGCAATGTGCAAGAGCGATGGCATCCTCTTACGGACAAGTGGACACAACTTACCCCTTGTTAGGGCCATTTCTTCTGTGTTTGCAGAAATGTGGGGCCGAAACAAATGTTAGGGCAAGTTCCGTAATGGAAGGATGGGAATATAAGGTGAAGGGAGATATAGTGGAGATGGACCGTGATAGCTGCATAAATGAGATGTGTTTGCGTTACGGATTCGATCCGATGGATGTGATGAGGGTGGAAGTTATGTTAAGCACGGTATTTAAATTGCCGGTTTTTATAGCTGACCCCGTTTTCACAATCTTGCGTGATGTAGATTACGCATAGAGCCCCACCTTTACAACGGCAGCGCAGTAAGAAGGTACTGTGGTGGAATAGCGTCCATCCCGTAGCGAGCTTGTGGGTTTTCGACAAATTAAAAAGATTTAGAAGCGATGGCAATGAACATGAATGCAAGAGCTTTGAAAATGATGGACAAGATACAGGCCGCCTCTGGACTTTCAGAAGAGGGTCGGCTTGGCTTGATCCAGTTGATTAACCCAATTCAAGATTTCGGTCAACGAAAGGTTGGATTTGCAGGGAATCCCGATGAGTCGGCCTCTGTGATTCAAGTGGTGAAGAAGTCAGTGACGATTGCAGCGCCTCCCGGTACTGTGACGACATG